TTTATAACCTCTAGCAAATTGCATACCTTCTACAGTTTCAATATAATTTTCTGCCGTTCTAGATGATTCAATATGAACTACACCTTGTTGACCAACTTTATCTACTGCTGTAGAAATTAATTTTCCTACTTCATCATCATTATTAGCAGATACAGTAGCAATTTGTTGTAATTGATTTTCTTCACTAATATCCTCAGATATTTCTTTTAATTGAGAAACAACTTGTTTAACTGCTTTATCAATATCTCTTTTAATTTGAACAGCATTTTCTTTATTATCTAAAGCTGTCAAACCATTTTTGATAATTTCTCTGGCTAATAAGGTAGATGTTGTTGTACCATCTCCAGCTTTATCTGCTGTTTTAATAGCAGCATATTTAACTAATTGAACTCCAAGTTCTTGATTAGTTTCCTTTAATACAATATTTCTAGCAACTGTAACTCCATCTTTTGTACTTTGAGGGGGTTCAATTATCCCTTTACCTATAACAACATTTCTACCATTAGGTCCTAAAGTTGAAACTACGGCATCAGCTAAAATATCTATACCTTTAATTAAATTTTTTCTGGCTTGTTTACCAAATTCTACTTTTTTCATATTATATATCTGTTGACCCACTTGGTGCTTCAGTTCCATGATCACTACCTTGTTCATCAATGAGCTCTATGAATGCTTCATATGTTCTTTGATTAAGATAGGTGAGGCTGTTCTGCATGTATGTAAGTCTGTTTTGTCCAGTCTTCATGGACATTATTACTTTTTGCTCTAACTCATATGTTAAGGCCTGTATTAATTGATCAGCTGTGTAGTCTCCTTCTAGCAGTATTGCATCGAATTTAACTTTACATGCTTGTTTATCTTTACGCAGGGCTCTGGTCCCTCTGAACTTCTTACCTTTATAAGTAAATGTATCTGTACCTGGGTATGTCTTCCACCACTCTGCGAATGCTGTATCTTGAGGCTTTCGCTTTACAAATGTTCTAGCCACCTGATCAGGCTCTAGGTATGTTAGTAAATCCTTGCCTACTGTAGTCAATTTGTCTTCATCTTCAGCTATTAGTCCTTTTCTTCTTACTGATTGATATATAGCAGAGAGACGCATACTATTCTCATAGAGCGGTTCTACGTCATACTCTGCCTCAATCAACTTAAGTAGGTATATTATATCTAAACTATAGCTTTTCTTGATGAGCTCCTCGAACTTTTCTGGGGTTATGTGTAGCTTCATCTTTTTTTGTTTTTGATAGTTTAATTATAGCAGGCTTCTGTTTCTGTTCATGTTCCCACTCTTGCCACTCTTTTTCCATTAAGTGTTGTCTCTCGGCAGCATAGAGCTGGTCATTCGCCAGCTCATGTATCTCCCAGTCCCTCTTAGTAAAGCCCATTATTTCTTAGGCTTATTCTTGGAACCTTTTGGTCTACCTCTTTTCTTAGGTGCTTTACCACCAACCCATGCTTCATTCACATTAGGTGTAGACTTATCATCAGCCTTCAGCTGGCCTTTCTTGTTACGTGCTCTTTTAGGTGCTACGATCTTTTTAGGCTTTCTGTTACTCCAATAAGTGAAGACAGCAAACGCAATAATTGCTACTGATGCTAATATAAGTAATAAGTGTATTGTTTCCATATTTATTGATTTTAAATGTTAATAATTAATCTTTAATTCTTAATCCGAATTGTTCAATGAACCAATCCAAACATGCTTTAGCTTTATTAGTATTAAACTTAAACACTTTCTTCATAGTTCTAATAGCGTACGTGTTAAACTTTATACGCTGTTCAGTGGTCATCGTCCAGTTGAAGTACCACTTGTCATCATCTAGTGTATCCACTAGTCTCTTACCAACCATATCTAGTTGATATTCAATAAGATGCCTCATGATATTACCTCTGTTGATAGGTGCTCTCTTTTTCATGCAAATAAATTTAATTGATTAGGTGAGACTTTAGTCTTAATTCTTTTCCCTCCGCTTCTTATCTTATTTATTATCTTCTCAGCTCTGTGTATATAGTATGTGTAGTTTATATTATCTAGTTGACTTGCGTCTGGTAGATAGTTACAAACCGTGCATACCCAATCACCTGCTTCTGCCTGTGATCTCTTTACAGCCTTACTTGTTGAACTCTCTTTCCTAACCTTGAATATCTTCTCACCGGTTTTAGACACATAGTATCTAATTAGTTTATTATATTGAGTTGTTTCAGATGTAGTTCTGTGTATGCCTTCAAAGAAGAAGTCTTTAGAAGCTTTCTTCCTGATGCAAAAGTCAAACAAGTTAGTATGCTGAGTAATAGTATCCCTCACTGGTGTACCATTTACATAATACTGCTCAAGAGCCAGAGGAACTATTCTAGCAGATTTGTTCTTATGCAGTTCAAAGTCTGTTAGAAAGTCCCCCTTCTTCTTGATATAGCCATCTGGTGTGACAGCTATGTAATCATTAACCGTGGAGAATATGATCTTTTGATAGTCCGTACGCTCCAGGATGTATTGTGTAGTCTCTTCCCACCATTTATTAATCTCATGCATCTTAGGTATCAGATCTTTATTGATCCTTATAGTAACACCGTCTGTATTTGCAGAGATCACCTTAATACCATTCATCTCATATTGTTCAATAAGCATCATTAAGCTAAGCTCACCTGTTATGCAAGTGAACATAGTTAACTGCTTATCATAGATCCATGAAAGCATGTCCGATGATTTCCCATAGACAGAGTTTACCGCAAGTTTCAGTGCACCGATAATACCCATAGTTTTAGCATCCTTCACCCCACTTTGCTTCAGCTGTAATCTTTTCTCGTACATCTCTCGATATCCGTGTAAGAATTGCCTCCCCAAGTGTGCAGGATACTTTGCATTGTTAATAATAATAGCAGGATAGTAACTAGCTACATCCCAGTCAATGATTTCGAACTCCTCGTTAGCCTCAAAGACAGTTGGTTTATTCTCGGTATGCAAGCCACCTCTCATAAAAGAGTAGACTTGACCGTAGAAATCTATATGTTCTTTGAAGTCATCTTGAAGTCCAAGTGTTAGTCCTCTAATGTTCTTGAGGAACTGTTGCAGCTGTTCAGTTTCAAACTTAACATATGGTGCAATACAGTTCTTGAGAGCTATACTCTTCCTGAAGAAACCTTTGCGAGGTAGTTCTTTGATGTCAATATTCTTTTCATCACAGTAATACTTCTTAATGATCTCATCACCTATCTTACTATCTGAATAATTCAAACACGGTATGCCAAACTCTTCTTGTATGTCAAGTCTTAGCTGTATTTGGTTATTCCCTTTGTATAATGGGTGCTCAGTATCTCCTATAGTGACCTTGTAGAACTCATAAGTTGCATCTACATCATTAAAACAGTACTGTAAGGTCTGAAATACTTCATCCTTAGTCATACCAGTCTTACTATGATGTATAGGCATCTCTTCGATGTTCTCAAGATCCATCTCAAACTCTAGTCTCTTCAGACTAACACGCCTGTTCTTGTTATCATAATGATGTACTTTAAACAGGTCTAGCTGCTGTAATGACAATTCCCACTCACGATACTCCGGAAACACATCATAATTTGCATCATGTATTACATCAGCAGCTTTTAGTGCAATCTTAGCACAGATCTCTAGTCCAGTTAAGTCATGCCAGTGTTCATAGTTTCTGAGTATCCATTCTACTACCTGAGCATCAAAACGTAAGTTATTATAGCCTACCCAATAAGCGTCCTTATGCATATCTGTGTACTTCACGAAAGCATCTAATTGATTCTGCCATTTACTGACAGTAAAGCTCTTAGGTGTCTTTCCTGGTTCCATGCACACAACTATGAAACACTCTTGCATAGTTTCTATATCGTATATAATTACATTCTCAATCATCTTTAACTTTTTTATAATCTAAATAATCTAAATAAAATCCAATACCCACCACAACATGTAGACCTACACTAGCTAATATCTCGTATAGGTCATGCCATGTATGTATTGACAAATGTATATGTCCCACTATCCAGAAAGGTATAGCCAGTTGTTGACTAATCCATCTAATTAGAAAGGTTATGAATTTCATTATGTGTTTTTGATTGCACTACAAATTTAACAAATTTAATTAGTTTACCAAATAGTAAACCCACCACATTCACGTAAAAAAGCAATAAATCTATCTACGTGTGCTTTGTCACAGCTGTGTGATGGATAATATATCTTTGGCTCCTTCTTTTTATGTTTTACAGAGCTAGGAGCACTGAATAAATTCACTTCATCTTCTTCTTCTACAATAGGAGTAGTGATCATTATGCCTGTAAAGGTAACTTTACCATATGGTAATTCATTGTTTAAGATGTCTTGTATGTGTTCTGGTACTACCATTCCACTACCATCTCTCCAGGATCCCATGTTTACATAAAGCTCATCACTTTCGTGTTCGAAACTACCATCAGCTGCTAGTAACTGTTCTAAAGCTTCTGCTAATGCAGTGCACTCTTCTTGATTCTCTAGCCCTTTACCATCATTAGAGCCCCAGTGTTTGAAGCATATGTCTAGATCTGCATTCTGTGCTGCTATCTGACTTAGCATAATTATTGGTCTCCATCCCCACCAGTTACTTCTGAAATAGTAACCAGGATTATTGTCTTCAAACTCATCTACAAGTCTGAAGAATTCATCTTTAGCTTCTGCTGAGTGTTCTTTGGACCAGTCTATCTCTGGTTTTGTACCAACCCACTCTGTTCTTCTACCGTATATATCTACTCCCATAATATTTATTTGATTTTAGCGAACAGAGATACAAACTTATATACTTGGTAATCTAGAAGATCTTCGTGTGTTTTGGTGTCTCTCCACCCTGTGTTGGTCTTCTTTACTTTGTTACCAGTTACATGACTTCTGTATTCTGTTCTTGTTAATTCTATTTTACTCATTGCTTATCTTTTTAAAAGCGGCTTTCATTTGCTTCTCGTCCTTAACATATTTATTCTTAATGGTCTGGACCATCCACTTATGGAAAGCCTGCTTTCTTGTTTCTAGTTTTATTACTTTTCCCATATTTTATATTGATTATAATCTCTCATAGTTTTATCTGTTTTTATCTAAGTCATTCATCCATTCATAGTCTGGTTCTGGAATATTGTCTAGAGTTTCATTTAATAACTCAAGCTCTGACTTCTTCCTGATCCTTTGTATCTTTGGTCTCTGTACCTTAATAGTTAGCCTTGTACTGTCACAGTAAAAGCATTTCTCTTCCGGTTGATTACTAGTGTATGTAGCCTTACAGCTACCACAATGATAATCATAAAATAATTCTTCACTCATAATTTTAGGTTTTATTCTGGCTCTTCATCCTCTTCAGGTGTTAAGCCTCTAATGATAACTAAATCATCCACATAAACTGGTTGTATAAAGTTATCATCATATTCTTGTTCGTCTACCAAGAGCTCACATAGACCGTCAAACTGATCCATAATGATATTCATCTCTTTAGTTGTGAACATTTGGTACTCATCTTCCTCTCTTGGGTTGTCAAAATATCCTATCTCATCGGGCTGAGCTATCTGTCTACCATTATCATCAAGGATGAAAGGTTGAACTGGATAGCCAAAGCTCTCTGGTATAATCATATTCTTCTCCCATAGCTCTAGTGCTGTAGATCCTAAAGGAAACACTTGCACATGTTCTCTCTCTGTTCCTGGGAAGTGCACATTCATAAATAATGTGTCTGGTCTGAACTTGTCTGGTTCATAGTGATGGAAAGCTAGTTCTACTGCTATCCATATTGCTGGTCGTTCTGCCATGTCATTTATATTTTAAAGTTAATCCGTTTAGTTTAAATTGTGTCCCACAATGATTACACTCACCTTCTTTGCGTGAGTAGTTCATTATCACTCTGCCTTTGAAGCATTCAGGACAAAGAATCATGGGCTCTTTATTGCTTGTCATTTCATCTGGGTAATTCATTTTGCCTGTTTTATAAAGTTAATATTTATTATTAAGAGTGTGTGGGGGATTTTGAAGTATTGTGAATTCTCTCGTTACCCCCACCACTCATTGATTAAACTACCAATCAATTATCCTCAATGGATTCTACTGCCTGTTGTTCTATCTCTTCTATTAGTTGGTAGTCTAGTAAGTCCATGATGTCTGTATCTTCCACAAGTATCTTGTGTGCTTCAAACTCAGCTGGACTTGGTGCTGTGTGATAATCACCTGGACATCTTGACGTAAAGTATCCTACACATGTAAGATAGATGTCTCTATATTTTACTGTTATCGTCTCTTTTCCGTCTTTTGCCATTTTTCGATTTTTTATTTGATTGCTTTCTAGCCTTGTGTAACACCTTAAGTATCTCAAGACCTTCGTTTAGCCAATGTTTCATAATGTTATGTATTTAAAACTAACATAGAACTAGAGTGCTTATCCATAAAGGCTGACACTATCTCAGAATAGTCAGTGGTATTGCGTGACTCATTGCTCTAGTCGTTATGTTAGTTAAAAGGGCCTTTCTTCTGCTCTCCTGCAGCGTTGAGGTAAGGGTCATAGCATTCTCTTGCCTATCCTTGTATTTATCTAGAATCCATGATTGTTAGTCTAGCCCTTAAGGTTAATATCCTAATTGTTCTAACTCTGAGTCATCTGCTTCCACAGTGTATTCTCCATTTTGTATTGAGCACATAAAGAATAAGCCAACAGCAAATGCTGCTAGTCTAAATCTATAGAATGCTGTAGGTAGTAGTTTAATCTTGCGTTTCATAATCTTATATTATTTATTATTACTATTAGTATAAAGGAAACTATCAAACCTATATAGGAGATAGTTGTACATATCATAGCAGATCTATACTGCTGTTCTGATTTGCCTTGTCTGTTGTTATAGTCGTCTTCTGTCATCTTAATGCTATATATTTATTATATGTCTTGTTTATTTATCTGTGGTAAAAAGTGGGTTAAAGTGGGTACTGTGTACACTACTGTTTAAGTTTACACGTAAAACAGTTGCAATAGTACTTACTTTGCACCATATATGCCCAACCCTATTACTCCCACCCTATATATAGCACAAACAGGGACCGAAGTCCCTGATATGCTAAAGGTTTGCTATTAGAACGCAACCAAAGTAGAAGGGTCAACAACTTCTTGCTCAAAGGTAGCATTAGCATTAGCGTATTCGCTTGCCTTGAATGCAATTCTCTGACCACCACTTGGCATTTGAATTTGCAAGAAGGCTGTCCCGTCTTGTGTAAACGCTTCGTAAAGGTTGAAGTTGTAAAGTTGTGGAATGCTGATAGTCTTATTCCTTAAGCCTTCACTAACTGCAGGTGAACAGTAAACCATTGCTCGCTCGTCTTCATTCTTATACAAGAACACAACACAACGAGTACCGTCTGTCTTTTGCATATTAGGTTGAGATAGTTCTATCCAACCGTCCTTGCCTACACCTTGGTAAACAGTTCCTAATTCAATTCTGTCGTTAGTATCGACATTAGACCAGATACTTGGGTCGGTTAGCAGATTAGCCCCTGCTTGGGCATTTTTAGTATTATCCATTGGATTAAATAATTAAGTTAAGCGTGTTCAATCAAAGGGGGACTACCCCCACCACGCAGTTTTTTTGTGGGGTTTCAAATGGTAGGGGTCTCCTTCAGTACACACACGATGGGGGGGGGTGGTTTTGAAAAAAGGGTAGTTAAAAATTTGGAAGTTTGGGGTAGAATGTTATACCTTTGGTGGGTGGGTGGGATATTAAATCATAAGATATCTTCTTATTTAGGTTCCTTGTAACCTGTAAAACAGTGAATGTTCAAACATAATATAGCTTTTCTCAAAAGATTATTTGGTAATGTCATATAATTTTTTTATATATTTGCATATAGAAAGCCAATATAACTAAATAATGGAAGCACAGAAACCAAAAGTAATACAGAAACTAGCAAAAAGCTATGATGACAAGTATGAACTTGCTCAACAGTACTATTCCATACTATCTGCACTAAACAATCTAAAACTAACAGAAAGAGAGATACAGTTGGTGGCATATACGTCAATCAAAGGTACCATCACTTATGCTAACGCTAGAGCAGAGTTTTGTGAGAAGTATAACACCACCACAGCTACGATCAATAATATTGTAAGTAAGCTTAAGAAGGTGGGCATATTTATCAAAGAAGATAGTAAGGTGAAGGTTAATCCTGTAATAGTGTTGGACTTTGAGAAACATATTAACCTGTTTATACAATTACAACATGAAGAAGATAGACAAGAAGAGAACGACACTAAGGGACCACATAGTGAAGAAGATGTCAGTGGGGATGGTAGTGAGTGAGAGAGTGATTGATCAAGTGATAACACATCAGTTTAATTCTGCTGAAGATGCCACTAAGACTCAGAACAGTATAGAAATCTCAGGGTTTGGAAAATTTGTTTTTAACTCATCCAAGGCCGTTAAGAGAATAGAAAAGCTAGAAAAAATAAAAAAGAACTACGAACATCAACTAGCCGAGAATACATTACCAACCAAGAAGTTGGATGTAATCAAGAGCAAGCTGAGTAACCTCAACCTAACTTTGAACTCAATAAAACCAAAAGTAAATGTCGAAGAATAGTCCAAAGCAAAACATAGCACAAGTTAAAGCTTGGATGAAGACACTGAAGAGTCATAAGAATGTACAAAAATCTAAAGATAAACGTAGGCCAAATCTACGAAGGATGGAAAAATAAGCTACTCCCTGATGCCGATATGGTGGAGCAGATAGAACTAGTTAGTGAAGAAAGGATGGCTATATGTGATGCATGTCCTAATCATTCTAGTAAACATAAGACTGCTAGGCCAGATGCACATTGTGTTAGTTGCGGATGTACTTTGTCAGCTAAAACAAAATGCTTATCTTGCAGTTGCCCAATTAATAAATGGACAGCTGTGTTAACAGATGAAGAACAAGATGTAATTGAAGACCATAAGTTATGAGTGAAGGAAAGAAATTTAAAGGTTTAAGAAAGGTGTCTATCATAGGATTGATAGATATGCTTAAAAAGATCTATGATGATGGAGCTGATTTCATTGATATAATGGGAGAACAGGCTGAAGAGGGTAAAGAAGATGTGATTAAAATTGAAGTGAAACCGGAGTATTATACAGATGAAGTGAATAATACAGATCCACAATATATGGTAACCGAACAAGACTATGAGGAAGAGTTTCCTCCTATATCTGATGAGGATATAAACGATTTAATCAAATAAACCAATGTACATAACTAAAATAATAAACATAATAAAACACCTAAAGGAACTTCATCCTAAGATGAATATAGGCAAACATATAGCTACAGCCTTAGATGGAGAAGATGTATGGTCTATAACAGATAAAAAGTTTTATCAATTGCTAAGTAATTATCAAGCTAAACTAGATATAGTGGAAGTGGAAGATGATAACTTTGAAGTTGATAAGATTATCAAGGATGGATTATCCATAGGTAAATAACAACTGCATGGCAGTAAAGAAAACTACATACATAAACGCAGAGTTAGACTGGGCTGAAACACAATTAGTCCAATGGAAAGCCTATGTAGATGCTAATCCTCTCCCTGCACTGAAAGATAGGATAGAGTATAAACAAACTGCTAATGGTGGATCCATACCTATGGTGGTAGCCTCTATTGAATCTCAGGGTAAATTTATTCAAGATACCATGAAGAACTACTTAGCTCTACTGGGTCAAGTAGATAGTTTACGTGAGAGAGAAGTAAAGAAGGTAGAAACTAGAGGTGGAGCAGCATTAGGTAGTATGGCTGAAGACTTTTTAAAAAGTAGAGGGTAAGTATGGACTACAAAAACTTACAATACTCTGAATGGTTTATAAATCAAAAACGTATTCCAGACAAAGAATCAAAAGAACATAAAGAATTCTTTGATTTCCATAAAGAAGTGTGCATGAATGGATGTGTAGTAGATGGAGCGTATATCAATCCATTCTTATATTGGCATCTAAACTTCTGGCATACAGAAGTAGATACAATAGATGAGTATGGTAGAATCAATCAGAAATATTCTAACCCATTACTTCGTGATAATGAATGGTTAGTAACTAATGAGATAGACCGAGCACATAAAGAAAAGAAAGGTCTAGTTATATTAGGTATTAGACGTTTTGCAAAATCTGTAATAGAAGCTAGTTATATTGGTCATGGTGCTACGTTTGATGAAAACTCACAGAATATTATAGCAGGTTTGAATGCACCTGATATAAAACTTATTACAGATAAAATAGATAAAGGTCTAAACTTTCTACCTAAAGAATGGAGATGGCAGAGAGTTGAAGATAATTGGAAAAACCAAGTCACCTTAGGTATAAAAACGAAAGGTGGAACAAGAATACCTTTCTCACAAATCCTCATCCGTAATTTAGATGGAGGTAATAATGAAGAAGCTATTGCAGGTACAAAACCTCGAAGGCTGATCATTGATGAGATAGGTAAAGGTAACTTTCTACGTGGATTACAAGCTGCAATACCAGGATTCACCACACCATTTGGGTGGGGTTGTAGTCCAATATTAACTGGTACAGGTGGTGACATGAAGATGTTTATGGATGCAAAGTCTTTAATGTTTGATGTAGATAATTTTAATTTTCTAACATACAACAATGCAAAAGACGAAAAAAGAATCCACGGATTATTCATTTCTCATAAGTATAGAATGGAGGCAAAAGAAGAGTCCACGTTGGGTTCTTTTTTACACAAGAAAAAAGATTCCATTCTTCACGAGATACCTATGTTAGTATCGGATGAAGAGAAAGCTACAGCAATTACAAACGAAATACTAGAAAGATTAAAGAAAGCTGGTGATAGAGTTGCATATCTCAAAGAAAAAATGTATTATCCCCAAGATGTAGATGATATATTCTTAAATGAGGATACAAACATATTTGATATAGAAGCAGCTAAACGTCAGAAGTATAGAATAGCAGAACAAGAAAAAACAGGAACACCTGTTGTATTGTATGATGATGGGGAAGGTGTAAAGCATGACTTTACCGATAAGATAGCTATAACTAATTTTCCACTAAAGCAAACTGATATGAAGGATGCACCGGTGGTTATATATGAGTTTCCTATAGAAAACCCTCCATATGGCCTATATGTTGCAGGTATTGACCCCTATAGACAGGGTAAATCAGCATATAGCTCCTCATTAGGGTCTGTATACATATACAAACGTATGCATGCAATAGCTGGGGAAAAGTACCAAGATATGTTCGTTGCAAGTTATTGTGCACGTCCAGACAAGAAAGAAACTTGGGAAGAACAGGCTAGATACCTAATAAAGTACTATAATGCAAGAGCATTATGTGAAAACGATGAGATATCTTTTATTGACTATATGATTAATAAAGGAGATGCTCATTATCTAGAAAAACAACCTCAATGGTTGAAGGAGATTGTACCAAACACTACAGTGAGACGTGATTATGGTATACATAGATCTTCAGAAAAGATAAGAGACTTCTTACACAGTTGTTTAAAGAAATATACTGAAGAAGTAATACATACTGAAACCAATGAAGAAGGAGAAATCGTATCTGAAGTAAAAGGGATGTCTAAAATATTAGATCCTGTATTACTAGAAGAAATGATACAGTACAATGAGTCAGGTAACTTTGACCGTATTATTGCAGCTGAATTAGCTATTGGGTTAGCAATGAAACTAGATCCAATGATAGGTAGAGTTGGTGATAAGGAAGATGAAAGATTTTCATCATTTCGTAGACAAAATAAAAAAAACATTCTATTCACAGAGTCAAGAGGACTCTTTGGGAGAAAAAGAAATAAACTTTTTTCATAATGGCAATTATAAGATATTCAAACGATTCAACAGTTAAGTACGCATACTTAAACATCTTTCCTGATCAGTTTAAAACTGCTAAGCAAAAACAAGATGACAATTGGGTTAAAAACACAATGGACTACTTTGCAAATCAAGCATATGCAATGTATATAAGAAACAGGGACACATTTGTAAAGAACTATGATTTAATGAAAGGGATTCTTCGTAGAGAAGATTTCTATCAAGAACCAGAAGTAAGAAGCTTTACGGATCAGTTAGTATCAGATGCAGACCTACCTGCATACGTAAAAATGTATTCTATTGTAACTACACCAGTTAATGAGTTAGTAGGAGAGATATCTAAACGTCCAGATTCATTTAGAGTAAAAGCTTTTGATGATGATAGTCAAGCAGAAGAGTTACAGTTTAAAACAGATACACTACAAAACTATGTAGTAACTAAAGTAAAAAACCAGATAGCAGCAAAAGCAGCAATAGCTGGAGAAGAAATAAATCAAGAAGACTTAGAGAAACTTACATTCGATCAAGTAAAAGATGAACTAGATAGTTATACATCTGTTGCAGAGAAATGGGCTAACCATGTCTTAACTGCACAAAAAGCTGACTTTAATTTAAAAGAAAAGTCGGAAGAAGCATTTAGAGATTTACTTATTTCTGCTAGACAGTTTTATCATATATATGAAGATAACTCTAAATTAGGATACAATATCGAGGTAACTAATCCACGAAACACATGGTATCTAACTACTCCTAATAAGAAGTATATTTCAGATCCTACAGGTAGAAAGCAAGGATCTTATGCTGCAGGTACAGTAGAAGTGATGGAGTTATCAGAAATAATTGAAGCAGTTCCTGAATTAACTAAAGAAGAGATTGATCACTTAAGATCCTCTTTAGAAAACTATGGACTATTAAATGTTTCGGAATCTAATTTAACTAATCCTGATGTTACACCAGGTATTGATTCTATTACATATGATACCTATGATCCACTAGTATTACAAACACGTATGATCATTGAGTCTGAGATGAAAGAGAATGATGATGGATTAAGAGACTTTCTTGGCCTAACTAATAATGTTTCTGCATTTGGTTACAAGTATGTAGTTGTAAGAGCATACTGGATTTCTAAAAAGAAGATAGGTAGACTTATCTATCTTGACGATATGGGTATGGAACAATCCACTCTAGTAGATGAGAATTATAAAAATGGAATGATGCCTACACAAATCTCACTAGAATGGGGATGGGTTAATCAATGGTATCAAGGAATTAAAATAGGTGCAGACATTTATCATGTTAAACCTTATAAACTACTAGACTACTGTCCTATCATAGGTACAGTTTATGAGCAAAAGAATACAGAAGCTAAATCTTTAGTAGACTTAATGAAACCTTTCCAGGTTATTTACAATGTTTGTATGAATCAGTTATACAAACTGCTAGAAAAGGAAATGGGTAAGGTACAACTTATGTCACTTCGTCATATTCCTATACCTAAAGATGGAGATGCACAAGATGCACTCGAGATGTGGGAGATGGAAGCAAGAAATCGAGGTGTAGTGTTTGTAGATGATAGCCCAGAGAATTTAAAAGCTCCAAGCTCATTTAACCAGTTTACATCACTAGATCTTACACGTACCCAGGAAATACAGTCAAGATATACCCTAGCACAACAAATGAAAGTAGAATGTTGGGAACTTATCGGTATGTCGAAACAACGTATGGGATCTGTAGCTGCATCAGAAACAGCAACAGGTACAAGAACAGCAATGCAACAGAGTTACTCTCAGACAGAGCCTCTATTTGTTGCTCATGAGTACGTACAAGGGCAGTTATATCAAGCAATTGTAGATGCTTCACTATATATAGAGAGTGCAAAACCACAATCTACTTTATCTTATATAACTAGCGAAGGTGAGTCTGCATTTGTACAAGTTAATGGTAATGACTTATCATTACGTGATCTTCAAGTGTTCTTAACTAATAGACCTGAAGACACTCAAATGTTTAATGAACTTAGACAATTATCTCAAGCTGTTATTCAAAATGGTGGTACACTTTATGATGTAATCGAATTATATAGCACCAAGTCGATGAGAGAGATGAAGAAAACCTTCAAAGACCTCAGAGATAAGATGGATGCTCAGCAACAACAACAACTTCAACTGCAACAGCAAGCACAACAGGCTCAACAAGAGCAAGCTCAAGCAGCTTTACAGCAAGCTAAGCAAATGAAGATGGAAGATCAGATTAACGCAGATAGACAAAATGAACTTGATAGAGTTAATAAGAAAGAAGTTGCTCTTATCAATGCAATGGCTAAAGGTCCTGCAATAGTAGGGGCTGATGATGATGGTTCTGGTGTCCCTGATATTGTAGAGATGTCTAGACTAGAAGCGGAAACAAATAAAGCTAATAAAGCTTATCAAGGAAAGATGGCAGAGATACAAGGTAGAAATACTGTTGCTTCTCAAAAGTTACAACTTGAAAGAGATAAAATAAAATTAGCTCGTGAAAATATGGACAATGATTTAGCTGTAGCTAAAATGAATGCAAAAGGGAGAAAAAAGGATTAAATAATTATCTTCATTATAGAGAAGAAAATATTAATGCTATATTATCTCAACTATTTACAAAAATATATAAATAAAGTTTTGTAAATCAAAATGACTGATTTAACTTTACAGTCAAATAAGTAAAATAAACCAATATTTTAACAAAAATAACTACATATGTCTGATAATTTACAGCCACAAGGTAACTTTGGTATACAGGACACCATGAATGTTGGTGGTGCTGGTGATACACAGTTACTGAACGATTTAATGGCTCCAGAAACTGCTCAAGCAGATCCTGAAGCTGTAGAACCTATAATCAAAGAAGTAGAGGATACACTACCTGAAAAGACAACTCCTAAAGGAAAAGAGATTAAAGGAGAACTAGATGGACAATCTAAAGAAGAAAAGCCAACTGGAGAAGATTTAATTAATAGCTTTTTAAGTGATGATCCAGATGCAGAAACTGAAGAGGAAGAGGTCGTAGAAGAAAAAGCTGCTGAACCAGAGTCTAAAGATGTTTTAGATGAGGTAGTAGAAGAAGAAGAAACTGAAACAGGTACTCCTAACTTTGAAGCTCTAGCTAATGATCTATTTAACTTAGGTGTATTTAAAAAGGAAGGTGAAGAGGAAGTATCCATTTCAAGTCCTGAAGATTTCTTAGCAAGATTTGAATCTGAAAAGAAAAAAGGTGCACAGGAATTAGTACAACAATTCATAGGTCAGTTTGGTGAAGATTATCAACAAGCATTCGAATCTATCTTTGTAAAGGGTGTTAACCCAAAACAATATTTCGGAACTTACAATAACATTGTAAACTTTACCGAAATGGATTTATCCAAAGAAGCTAATCAGAAACAAGTGATGAAACAAGCACTTACTGATCAAGGATTTGAAGCAGAAGACATAGATAAAGAGGTGGAAAGATTAAAAAGTTATGGAGATCTAGAAGCCGTATCTACCAGACATCATAAGGTGTTGGTAAAAAAAGAAGCTAAGAAGCTTCAACAATTAGAAGCCCAGTCTCAACAAGAGTTACAACAAAAGAATGCTATTAAGCAACAATATCAAACTAATGTTCAGACTATACTTTCAGATAAAGTAAAAGAAAAAGAGTTCGATGGAATACCTATCAACTCTAATTTAGCAAACGAACTACAAGACTTCTTACTAGTGGATAAATGGAAAACACCTAGTGGAGAAACCCTAACCGATTTTGATCGTTCTATCTTAGATTTGAAAAGACCAGAGAATCATGAATTAAAAGTAAAAGTGGGATTGCTCCTTAAGATGTTAGAAAAAGATCCATCGTTATCTACGATACAGAGAGCAGGTGTGACTAAAAAATCTAATCAGCTATTTGGAGAAGTTGCAAGACAAGTTACTAAAGCTAAAACCGTTGCTTCTAAAAAACCTAGTAGTAACAATAAGAAACCTAATTCATGGTTCTTGTAAATTTTAATTAATAATAAAAAACGAATAAAATGGCAATTCAAACAATCCCAGGTTTAACTGGCTTTACTTATGCACGTGTGGCGTCTATGGATGCACGAGCAGTAGGTAAGCTAACTGATGCAAACCACTTAGAGTCTTTTCACTCTACAGAGCCTGCAGACTATGATAAGAAAATTATTAGTCTGTACACTCAATCTTCATTGTATAGCAATGACTTCCTAGACATGATTAATAAGAGTACGCCATATTTCATCGACACAAACAGTGATGCTTGGAAATGGAATATTGCAGTACCATACAAATTCCCTAAAATTGTTGACATTCCAAAATCTACGCAAGATGTAATTGATGCTGCGGGTAAAGTTGGTATTGATGGTCAAGAGTTTGAACTTATCTTAAGTTCTAACGAGTTCTCTAAGAACGCTATCATTTCAGTTGGAACACGTCAATATGGACCACGTTTCTACGTAATTAAAGATCCACAACCATGGAATATGGGATGGCTTTATAAATTTACGTTAGTAAGTGATAATCCAATTGTAGACTTCGTTAACCCTACATTCTTAGTACAAGGAATTGAACTAGAATTAGTAGATGCTGCGATCGGTGAATTTGATCAAGACTTATTAGGTCTTCCTAAATTAGGTGAAGAAATCACTATGTTCGAATCATTAGGTTCTGCATATGGATATGAGCACAAAATTACGGAATGGGCTGATGACAAAATGTTACGTGATGCTTCTGGTAAGCCACTAGATATCTTAGTATATGCTCCACAAAGACGTAATCAACTTCCTTTAAGAAGAGAAGACGTTAAGTGGGAACCATTTATTGAGTTCTGGATGCGTAAATCTATGTTAGAACTAAAAGTTAAAAGAATGATCTGGGCTTCTCCAGGTACTGTTAAAACTAATGGTTCTCAACAAAACTTAAAAAGAACTTCTGCTGGTGTATACCACAGAATGAGAAACAACGGAAACTTAGTACAGTATAACAGAGGTGAATTCTCTGCTAACTTAATACGTGCAGTTTTCGGTGATCTATTCTATCGTAGAGTCGATGTTAAAGATCGTAGAGTTAAGATGTATACTAATGAGGCTGGATTCGATGTATTCCAACAAGCTCTTAAAGATGATGCACTTAATTCAGGTCTTACTTTCGTTGCAGATTCTGGAAACAGATATCTACAAGGTGAAGGACAAAACATCACTTATAACTTTGCTTTCGATGCAATGGTTACGAGAGAAACAGGTCGTGTTGAATTAATTCACTTAAAAGAACTTGATTTACCACAAACTAATTTAGAATTTGGACAAAACATGAAGTCTACACCTGTATTTATGGTGTTTGATGTTTCTCCATTATCTGATGGTGCAATGGTAAACAACATCCGTGAAGTTCGTATGAAGGGTGCTCCTTCTATGACTTGGGGTTATATTGATGGAACTCGTTCTCACTTAGGCTTTGCGAAGTCTCAGGGAATGCAGTCTGCTAATAAATTCCCAGGATACGAAATCTGGATGAAAGATCGTTGTGATGTATTCATCGAGGATTTATCAAGAACTGTACTTATTGAGGAAATACCACAGTTCTAAAAAAGAAGAATCAGGTGATTCAATTCACCTTTCTCAGAGATAGTGTCCCCTCACCCACACTGTCCCTCCTCAGAGGGGACCACTTTCTCTACCCAGAGTGAAGATTAAGTTCTACCCATTCAATTGGATCACTCTACTAAAATTATAAACCAAAGAATAATTAATTAAACTACATTATGGGTAAATTAGGAAAAATCTCTACGATTAAAAAAGAGTATAATAGCAGCCAATTGCAGACCTTACAAAGTGGTCTATCAAAACAAGGTATGACAAGAATTCCTGGAACAGGAGTTTTTAAATATCCTTACAAAGAGTTAGATGGTAAATACAGAACAGGTTTAGATCCTGAAGCTGGTTACATCAAAAGAATTCAAGATCCACTTGAAAAAGAGTTAGAGATCGAAAGAGTTACAGAACTTAAAGAGAAACTTCAAAATGCTCTTGGTGATGTAGACTTAGGACCAAGATCAAAGTTTTGGAACTATGGATTATCTACAGGAACTCAAGACAACTTACATGTAAAAGCTGTTAAACTATTAGATGGTGATAACTTATATGATTTAAGTGTACCTATTCAAGAGCTTTCTTTTGCATGGTTAAGAGTGCATCCAACTATTGCATCTTCATACCAAGCATGGGAAAGAGGTGATTTTCCAGCAGATACACAATTTTATGTTGTAAATGATGAGATTGAAAGTCAAATAGTTTATAAGAAGAAACAACAAATCAATAAAGCTATCATTAAATTTGATGGTATGAGTATGGAGAAGAAGAGAAAAGTTGCAAGACTACTTGGATTACCAGTAACAAATGAATCTAAAGAAGAAGTTGTTTATAACTTAGTTGATAACATGTTAAAACAATCTGAAGTTAAGAGTGGAAGCTTTAAAGGATTAAATCCTGTAGAAGTTTTCAGTAGATTCGCTGATATGAAAGACAATTTACTCCATATTAAAGATTTAGTTAAACAAGCAATACAACATTCTATCTATAGAGTTAAGCCAAGTGGCAAGATATATGAAGGAGACTATGAGGTAGCGATGGATGAAGACGAGTTAGTTAAGTATCTAGTTGATGAAGATCATCAAGATGACCTAATAGTACTCGAAAAGAAATTGAAATCTAAGAAACTAGCTGCGGTATAAGTAGCTAGTTTTTATAAAACTAGTTAAATATGATACCAGTCGATAGTTTATTATACAAGATTGACCAAAAACTAAATAAACTATCAACTAATGAGCATCAACAAATTGCACTAGAAGACAAAATCTTGAGTTTGAATGAGGCTCAGATTAAGTTGATAAAACAAAAAGTTGATGGTTTTCCAGTCCCTAACAAGTTAGGGTTTGATGCCTTTAAAAAAAGGTATGAAGATTTACAGAATCTAGTTGTAGATTTTACCAACCAGCCACTATCACTAGTGGAAACAAATAAAGAATTACATCAGTGGGATGCTGACCTTACGCTACTCAATCCTAAATACATGTTTTATGTAGATAGTTATGTGTTAGCTGATAAGGGAAGATGCAAAAACCGTAAGATTTGGATTAATAAAGATCTAAGTAAACATGGAGATATATCTCTATTACTTAATAACGATCATTATAAACCAAGCTTTGAGTATCAAGAAACAATGAATGCATTGTCTTCTAATAATCTAAGTATCTATACGGACGGTACATTTACCCCCACAATGATATACATAATGTACATGAGATATCCTGTCTATATAAACAAAGCAGGTTACATCATGTTAGATGGTACGCCATCAACAAATGTTAATTGTGAACTAGAAGAATATCTAGAGGACGAAATTGTAGATTTAACAGTTCAGAATCTAGCTATGTACACAGAGAATGCTGCTGCTGTACAAAGTGCACAATTCAGAATTCAAACAAATGAATAATATTAATATAACCCTTAAATACAATAAATTATGAGTACATTCGCGTTAACCACGTTATTCGTGGTGCCAGTAGGGCAGACATCTGTTCCTAACTCTGGTTCAACTCAAGACCTGACAGCAGGTCAAGTAGGTATATTCTTAAATGACTATAGTGCTGGAACAGCTGGAAACATAGCTGCTGCTCCATATTGGTACGTAGCTCAAGGTAGAGAGAATACCTATCTGCAAGGATCCAAAAGATCTGACAAAATTAAAGGTTGCCCAGGTGCAGGATCTGCAGTGGCAACTTGTAACTCTAACGTAACTGAGTGGTATAAAGCCTCCGGTTGTGCACAAGCTGCTAATCAGATTACTGATATAACAGACTTCAAAGTACAATGTGGTGAAATACTAACTGTAACACTTAGAGCATTTTCTAACTATATTAATACATTATACTTTAACGGATTTACACGTTCGGTAACAGTACAAGCACCTTGTTGTGATTGTGGTGGTGACCCATGTGTTGATGTTGATGTAAATGCATTAATCGATTCACTTATCGTTGCTTTCAATAAGAAAGCTCCAGGTAATAACCCAGACAACGTTTCTTTCGATAGTTTCTTTACTTTCGAAAATGTTGGTGGAACAATCTTAAGAATTCATGGTAAGCCATTAACTAAATATGGTCAGCCTTGTGATATTGCTGCATTCCCATTTGAGTATGACAGAATGTATTTCAATTCTTTTGTATACGAAGGACCAGCTACAACTGCTGACTTTATTGTTGCTGACGCTTGTAATATCGTTGCTACATCTTCTGTAATCCAAAATTCTAGCTACCCTTCAGGACTCGCTGCTGAGTGGAAGCAAGCAGAAATCAATTACTATAGCTACCAAGCTGGGTATTTGAAGTCTCTATATAGAATGGGAGGATACAATGAGAACTTTGAGTCTTATGTATCTGATGGAGTTGTTTATGACAGCTATTATATCCGTTTCAATGAGTTTGACAAAGCTGCTTACCAGTGGGGTGACTACATACATATGGATAACATAGTTATGATAGCCGTACCTAATGCTGACACTGATGGTGGAAGTGGTATTGCTGCTGCTCTTGAAGCTATCTTAGTCGCTGGATTAGGAGCTGTGGTTGATAATAATACTTGTATAACTACAACTACTACTACAACTGCTCCGTAATAAGAGAGTTACATAAAACAATACTAACCTATAATACCAGAGGTGAGAGGATTAAACGCTCAATCCTCTGGTATTTTTTTTTAATCAATCCTTATGGCAGTCAATTTACAGTTAGATATTATTGTTCCTCCTAGTTACAGTGTAAAGTTACTTGCAGTTACTGATGCGTCAGTCTACCCAGATGACCCACCATTAGTTTCATCTCCTACAATTGAGATAGAGATACCTAGCTTTGGGACACAAATCTTACCCTTTAAACCCTTAGAGACAAACATCTTTGCATCCGATACTTTAGGAATTACTGAATCTGGATGTAAACAAGATATTCCAGATGGTATATACTATCTGAAATACTCTGTAGCACCTGCATATAAGAATTATGTAGAGAAAACTATAATGCGTGTTGATAAACTTCAGGAGAAGTTTGACAATGCGTTTTTAAAGTTAAACATGATGGAATGTGATAGTGCTCTAAGAGAACAATCAAACGTTACATTAAATACTATTAACTTCTTTATCCAAGGATCATTAGCTGCTGCTAATAATTGTGCGGAAAAAGAAGCACTAAAATTATATACTCAAGCTGATAATATGCTTGATACATTTATAAAATCAAATTGTGGTTGTACAGGAAACAACTACAAAGTAAACTTTAGATAATATGGCACAATGTGCATCGTGTGGAGCTAAGGTAGGATGTGGATGTAGATTGAAAGACGGTCTATGTGCTGCTTGTAGATCTAAACTAGAGAAAGAAAAAGGTAAAAAGTAAGATAAATGATATCACCCAAACTAACCAATTGTAAGGAGTGTGCAAACATTCCTGATTTACTTAGAAAGATAGACTGCAAATTAGCAGAGCTTGGAAACAACTTATACAACAATGTTGTATTTATGTTGAACAAGCCTATTGCTAATAGCGAGATATCTCAATTGTTAGTATATAAACGTGTTTTACAACATAGATTTTGTGATACTCATTATGCTGAAAGTTGTCCTACGGTAAGTACAGAGGATATTGCTAGTAAAGTTATTCGTCTTACAGCTGGTTGTGTACCATTCTGTAACGAACCAACTGTATGTGAAATAACTACATGTGCTCTAACGCCTTGTCCTAATCCTACAACTACTACCACTAGTACGTCTAGTACAACTACAACTAGTACAAGTAGTACAACTACAACCACTACAACTCTTAACTGTAACTTTAGTGGTTCAATTGATTGTGATGTTACAACAACTACCACTACTACAGCCCCTCCTACAACAACCACTACTACAACTTATTTCCCAGATCCATTTGGTGTACCATGTCTATGGTCTACTAACGGTGGTAATCCAGGTTTAGTTGGTGTATATGACTTTGATACCAATACTCAAACTGATGTATTAGTTCCTAATGACTTTAACGAGACACAGGGTATTAATAGACCTATGGCTGCAAATGAAACTCATTTATATCTAACTAGTGTAGTTTTAAATGATGCACCAGATGGAACTAGTGAGAATCAAATTGAACAGTATGATTATGTTCTACTTAGAGAATGGAGTATAGATGCTACTGGTGTAGCTCCTGTATTAAGTTATGTAAGAGAAATTAAAATTGAAACAGGTCAGAGTAATAAAAAAGGTATCTGGGGAACTAGAGTTCAGGCGATAGCTATAGCAGAATCTCCTGCTGTTGGACCTAGTGAATATCCCGGTACTAGTTATTGGCCTGAGGTACCATTTACTATGCTGATAGTTGCTATGGGTTACCAAAATCCAAATTCAGCAGGAGTGTATTCATTTGATTTGAATGCTGGTACACTAACTCCAAAAGATAATGCACTAGGAATGAATAGTGTTAATTTCGGTAACACTTATTCTTCTCTTATTGATGTTACTGGACTTCTAGTTACCACTGATAATAATGTACTAGTTTCCGCTAGATATTATGGACTGGAATATGATCTTAATGCATTTAATTACGTTAGACAGTATAAAGGGTTACCTCCAACTAATAGAGATGATATAGGCGGTAATGGTAGCTATATTCCAGGAGCTACTCAACAAGATTGGGCAAATGCTGATAATGATAATCCTTTCCCTATTCTTAATTTACAAGGTCTAGGTGTACCTCAATTTAGTGAGTCATGGGCTGATACTAAAGCTATGCCTCTATGGGGAGTAAATGGATTGTTACAAACATTACAACCAGAAACTAATGAAGTATATACAATACAGCAAAATCCTTACTATGATGCTACTCTTACAACTACTATAGAAGATGATAGTGTATGGTTAGTTTCTGCTATACCTTGTGCAGATGTAAGAATTGTTACTCCTGATGAGTTGAATGATTGTACCCCTACTGCTCTACCAACTCTTGTAACTGAGGATGAGGATGGAAACAAAGTATATATTGGTCCTGTGAGTTTTGAGTACTCTGGAATGACAGTTGAGGCATCAAGTATAGTGTTTGAAGGAATGAGAGATACTGTAACAGGTCCTACGTATACTACTGACTGTGGTATTACAATACCAGCTGATAGTGTAATTTTTAATGGAAATATAAGTCTGGATCCTGGATCAAGCAGTTTCCCAGCATTTGATTATACTCTTACATTTCCAATACCAATAAACAACATACCTTTAAGAGGTTCTATATTTGATACGGGTGATAACTTCTTCTTTAGTACAAATGCAACAAGTACTACAATTTCACAAGACGGAGGTTGTTTTTATAACATTCAAAATGGAAATGAAGTTTACACAGATGTTGGCACAAGTAGTGGAAGAGGTAGTGGAACATTTACCATTACAGGTTCTGAAGACTTTACAGTTCTTACAATTAAAGGAACTAATAGAGGTAATGGAGGTGGTTGGGCACTTGGATGTGTACAAACACCTGACCCAACATGTACTAGAGTATTTGCTGGACGTGAAATAACTAAATGTTCTAATGCAGAAAATGCTGGTCTTTGTTCTCCAGAAAATTTATTTGGTAATCTGAATAGAATATACGTACATAATATATATACAGATACACTAAATCAGGTTCTATTACCAGGAAATTCCTATTTCCAAAATGTTAACTTTGGTTACTCTGATAACTATATGATAGGACAGATTAACATGAATCAAAGAAATGTTCCAGATGTACCACAACAGTTAGTAAGATATAACTACACTGGAGTAGATTCAAATGAGGTACCACAAAATGTTGTATGGGATGGAGTGTTATATAATCTTAAGATACAAGATTTACCAGGATTAAATGTCTGGTCTCCAGGATCTATGCTTAATAGTATTTTTGGAATAACTGCAATTAGTGATGACACACTAGTAATGCAATATTTCAGATGTGATGATATCAATGGTTGTGCATATAGCGAGTACGAGAATATACAAGTATTTGAAGCAACCTTCCCATCAGACGGTACTACTGATATGATAGTAGATCTTAAGTTCCAAATTCCAAACCCACCATATTCAAACTTTGGTGGAGAACTTGTAGTTCTTCTTAACGAAGATGGTACACCTAGTAAGTTGATAGGATATGATAATGGAGAGGATGGTAGCACCGTTGGTCCAACTAGAAGACTAAGTCAATTTGACTACCAGACTGGACAGTTTGAAGGTAGTGTTCCTTATCCAGCTGGATGGGCAAGTTCTCCAGATTTGATGGCAGTTGATGGTTATATATATGTTACATTAGAAGATGAAAATGCACAAGCTTTCTCAGACAAATTATGGAGAATTGATTTTGCAACTGCAACATGGGAACAAGTAACAGATGATTTTGCATATCAAGCAGCAGGAGCTGATAGTTTACCTAGTTGTAGAGTAAGTCAAGGCTTTACTTTTGGTACTACCACCACTACAACAACTATTCCTGGAGAAACAACAACTACAACTACCACTGTAGTCTCAGGAGCAAGAACAATATTTACTAAATTTAACCTTTTTAACCAATCAGTATAAGATGGAAGTAACACAAGCAGTACATGATAAGATTTTAGAGCTACACAAACTGTATCCTAAAGCTACTGGTATTGGGCTAGGGAAGAAGATAGTTAATGGAGTGGACACTGGAGAGTTTGCTATTCAAATAGCAGTTCCAAAAAAGAAACCAATTTCTCACGTACCAGCACATGAGTTAGTGAGTGCTGAAGTGGATATAGATGGTTTAAAAATAAAAACTGATGTCGTAGAAATATCTTATAATATACGTATGACATGTGACAGTGATTGTGGTAATATAAATCCTAATCCACATAATGCAGCCAATAGAGCTACCCAAAGACCTTTAAAAAGTGGAATAGCTGTATCAAGTAGAAACAATGATTCAACTGTAGGAACTCTAGGAGGTTTTGTAATACACAGTGCAACTAGTGGTGTGGTGGGTTTAACAAACAATCACGTTTCAATTAATGATGCTTTCTTTACATCTGATAGAGATATTAATGGCTTTTTATTAAATGACGCATTTCCTGTAAATAGAGTTTATAATAATGTACAAGGTGTTGGTACACCTACATCTAATAACTTCGGAGTAAGTTTAAGATATGTTCCTATACATTCTATTGCTTCAGGACAAGTAAATCAAGTAGATGCTGCTATATGTTCAGTAGCAGAGGAAGATTTTTCAGACACTGCATCTTGGTTACAAGTGGGACTGGAATCTATAATGGGACCAGAGGCTCCACCTTTTGCAAGCACTCAAGAGCTAGATAATATATTAGCTACAAATCCTCCTTTATATACAGCTGGTTACAGAACTGGTGCTAAAGGATTGGAACCTGAGTGTCCTCTAAGAGTAAGTTCTTCTCCTCAGTTAGTAACTCCAATATGCTATGAAATGCAAAATCCTAATCAGGAGGATTTAGCTCTTCTATGTGATCAGACTGATTATAAGGTACCATGTACATTTACAAGATCTATACAGTTTGTAAAACCTCCACAAGAAGATCCTAATTCTCAAAGTCCAGGATGTTATAACCCTATATATAGTGGTGATTCCGGATCTATGTTATTAGCAGATTTTAACGGAGTAATTAAAATAGTAGGACTAGTTTATGCTGGTTCTGGTAATTCAACAGGAACTATATTTGGTCTCGCATGTAGAATAGATGATATAGTAGATCAATTAGGAATAGAACAATATGTAACCAGTGGGGGAGTGGGACCATCAGCAATGATAGACCCTGATAGTGTTACATACATAACTATTGATGGTGCAAGTGATGAGAAAATTATATATTGTGAGAATGAAGAATACTGGCAAGTAGGATTTACAGGTTCACTAGAAGCTAATTGTGGTCCAACCACCACTTCTACTACCACTCCTATACCTACCACTACAACAACAAGTAGTTCAACTAGTACATCTACTAGTACCAGTACAAGTACAAGTACTACTAGCACGTCTACTAGTACCTCTACAAGCACTTCTACGAGCACTTCTACTAGCACAAGTACAAGTACTAGCACAAGTACCAGTACGTCCACTAGTACCTCTACTAGTACATCAACTAGTACTACAACAACTAGTAGTAGCACAACAACTACAACAACTACAACAGCATTTGTAATGACTTGGGAGTTTGAAGGTTCAGATCCTGGTACTACTAAGTCATGGAGAGAATCAAGTTTAGAGATCTTTAAGAATGGAGTTTCAGTAGTAGGTCCTGTAACATTTGATCCTGCTACCCCTACAGGTAGTGGAACATTTACTGTTAGCCCAGGAGACAAGATAACTCAAAGTCTTACTACAGACAATAACCCTGCGTCATACCCACAATATGCAGAACATGAACAGTATAAAGGAAGTGTATCAGGAGGTGTAACTTTACTGGATACTGATGAAGGTTTTATAGCAGCTAATGCTTCTAAGACAGATACATTAAGTTTAATAACAATTACAGCTACTCCAACAGATCCAAAGGTAAAATATAAAGTTGTTATAACTGCTGCTTCAACATCAAGTATTACTGTAGATATGGAAGATGTAGGAAGTACCGCTCAGTTTCTAAGTATTACTGATACAACAGATTCTAGTATAGGAAAGTTCTTTGAGAAGACAGCTACTACAGCAAGTAATGGAACGTATACTACTGAGTTCTTCCAAGAAGGTCACGTATATGAATTAGAAATGTCTTATCAGAAAACAGCTCCTGGAGATGATGATACAATATTACAGACAGCAGTAGGGGCAGGTGCTTCATTAGTTTCAGATACTGATACGGGTGTAGCTCAAAGTGTAATAGGACCTATTACTACTACGTTTAGTCCAACTAATGTATCTAGTGGAGCTATAACAATCGGATTTAGTCAAACATCACCATAAGGTGAACAAATAAAATAATAAAATTATGTCAACACAAAATTGCTCAAACTGTTATAACGGCTGTACTGAAATTACTTCAGACAAGTGCGTTAAATATACAGGTGTAGATGTTCCTATATTAGGAATACAAAATGGAGATTCTCTATCTTTTGTAGAGCAAGCTCTTATTACCTTTTTAGGTTCTACACTTGATGGCACAGGTATACAACCTGTTGTCCCTCCATCAGATATATGTCCTGAAGTACAGGTCTATCTAGATGATTGTAATCCTCTATCATTAAATAACTATCTAACAGCTATAATTAAAGCTATCTGTGATTTAACAAGTGAGGTAGAAAGTATAGACTCTAAATCACCTGGTTCAGCTTATGCTGTAGGATGTGTAGAAAATGTTCAAGATCCAACAAGTACATCGGAGGTGCTACAACAAACTATAGTAAAGTTTATTCTAAAGTTTGGTCGGGTGCATATACAAAAGTTTACACAAAGATTTGGTCACGGACCTATACTAAAATATACTCTGCTGACTATAC